TTGTAGTTGTGCGCTCCTACCTTTAGATGCTACTTTATTATATAAGGGTCACGGCATCAGGTCTGCTTCTTCACAAGTGAACTCCAAGTTTTTCCAAATTCCACCTATCAGGTGTATGTACTCGCTTGCCACTTCCACGTCTAAGCACCATCTGTGGTTAATGATGCTCCTTTTGGGTACGTGTACCTCTCTAGGAAGGTTTATCCTATCCGATACTAAGCCTTGGAATCGGGCTATATGGGGCGCAAGGTGTGACTCGAACACACGACCTTGAAGGGGGAGAAACCTTCATACTCTACCAACTGAGTTACTTGCGCTGGGCAAAAACTTAAAACATACAAAATTATAACGACTAAAGTTATAGTGGAGACTGGGAGTAGCAAACTCCAAAAAACCTCTGCTCTTTACCGAATAAAATTCGATGGCTGAAACGTTATAAGACTTTACACATTAATAACTTAATACTAAACTAAATTTGTGAGGTTCAATCTCCATATATCTTACTTGCCTACTTCCTTGAAGTAGGAGTGGATTTCCTTAACGGCAACAGCGAAAACTATTACGCTGGCTACCAACATTACATCTGCTATCATAAGTTTATCTGTTTAATGGGTAAAACAATAGGCTGCTGCCTCTGATTTCAACTCTGCCATGCTCTTCCTTCGATTCTGAGTCATCCACTCTTCCAACTCACTTTTCTTAAAGTAGATTCGGTTGGCATTTGGTTTATAGCAAGGAATGATTCTGTTCCTGACGTTCTCTCTCACTCCTCTAACCGTCATACCAAGAATGATTGCTGCTTCATTAATGT